GATATGTGTAATGCGGAGAAATTTCTAAATCTTTTCCTGAATCAAAACCTTGATTAACTGCTACCCAGTTATTTGATGCATTTTTATAATAAAGTGAGATTGGAGATGCTGAAGGAAACGTTAATGCGAAATCACCAATACTACCTACTGATGTGCTAGGAAGGTTACCACTCCAATAATTGCTAGGACTTGCGTCGTCTAGAACTATGGGAGTTTGATTTACAAATCTTGATGTTGTAGTATTCCATGTTTTGACACCAAATGTGGAAGCCGCTGTATCAACCCAATAGGTTCCTGCGATAGGATCTCCTTCAGGGGCACTACCTTGAGGTGCAAGTTTGGCTAGATCTACATCTGATCTTACAATATATGCTCTCGAACTGACTCCTAGTAAACTGTAGGCAGTTTGCAGCCCGTATTCATTTAGTTCATTGCCGTGCAGTGAATTGCCACTGGCATCTGTGTAAAATAACGGAGTACCAAATGTATCTGTTAAATCTCTTTGACTTGTAAGTAACCAAACTTTACCAGCGTTGGCAGCAATTGTGCCCTGGGCAGTGCTGCCACTAGGGTTAGTTTTATCTTGTTCTGTGGCTACGAATAGCATAGGAACAGTTCCTGGGGCTGCAGGAGTATAAAAACTCTCATCAATAACTGTTACTTGTACGCCTGGTGATTCTAATGTCGCCATTATTCTATCTCCTTAATGGATTATTTGAAGTATTTATATTTTACTCCAAAAAATTCAGGTGTTAAATAATGGAAAAAGGGAACCGAAAAGGGCTTATATGAGAGACTTATGTAGAGTTTGTAGTCAACGACCGGTGGCTATTAATTATATAAAACAAGGCAAAACATTTTACAGGACAAAATGTGATCATTGCAGTAAGAAAAGATCCGATGGTAGTCCTCAGTGGGCTAAGGCTGGGTATAAAAAGAAAACATCTTGCGATAGATGTGGATTTAATTCTAAGTATACAGAGCAATTTAATGTTTTCTATGTTGATGGACAACCTACTAATGTCAAATGGTCTAATCTAAAAACGGTTTGTGCTAATTGTCAACGCATTTTACATAAACTTAGGCTACCTTGGCGACAAGGTGATCTGACCCCTGATTTTTAACAATGAAATCAAGTTGTGAATAAAGAGTATTTAAATTTTGGTCATTGTTAACTTCAAAGTCTGTTGGCGATCCAATCCAACTTGTTTCGCTAGAGTGAATTTCTAATTCTTGCATTTTTTGCCTGCTAATCGCCCAGGTCATGTTTGTAGGACCTGCATTCATGTTAACTGCATCTTGAAACCATTCAGGATCGGGTCCGCGCTTGATTCTTATTACAAGGCCGTTTGAATCATGTATGGCCTTAATTTCATTGGGAAATCTAACGTCACTGATAACCACATTATCTTTGGTTTTCATTAATTTATTTTCTACACTGGCAATCCAAATGTCGTCATGAAAGTTGTTTCTGAGAACTTCAGTACCCCAATACTGTAAAACCCAGCGAGGTGTAAGATAAGGAATGTCTAATCTATCGGCCCACCATTGATCTATCTGTTCTCGCCATTCTCTTGCTTCAGAAGTACGCCCTTCTAACAAGGTTCTATCCCAACCAAATACAGCGGCTACTGCATCTTTGAGTGTATTAGCGAAACTGTCTCGCCTAAATCCGTAATAGTTTACTAGATAGTCTGCGGCTGTGTCTTTACCGCAACCAATGAAGCCAACAAATCCTATAATCATAGTACTCTCCGCGATACTATAATTTATTGCATTTGTATTACGTTGTCAATTTTTAATTAGCCAATTACAAAAGTAAGTGGGGTGCCGCCGTCTTTGTATGTTATAAGGTCGTTCTCTAGACGTTCTAGATCTGCTTTACCTTCTCCTTTAAGTGCTGTGCCGTTAAGAGATGTACCGCCTTGTGGACTGGCAATTTGATTAAATTTTTCTCTTGCTTCACCTATCATAATTTTACACACCGCTAGACTATAATCTTTAAGCCATTGATTGGCATAAGGGTCTTGAAGTAGATTAAAATCTGGTCTATAATTATAAACCCATAACAAGACTTCCTCTTCACTTCTTGGGCGTTGCATTAAAGTTAATTTTTTAGTAGTTTTGTTAAAAGTGAAGTTAATTTCACTACCGAACATTTTACCTACTTGTTTTTGATAACTTGCAAACGCATAATAGGTAGCCAATCCACCCATATTTGTTGCTGTAAGAAGATAGGTATTAGAATAGGCAAGATTAAATGGTTCAAATAAAGTACCCCCTTGACCTCCTCCAGACCTAGAACCTATAGATCTACGGAAGATTTGCCTTATGTTCATGACTTCCGGAGGCAGAATGTGATCATTTCTATCAACTTCTATGGTTAAAAAGGCATAACTTTCTTCTACTGCATTACTACTTCTAGTTCTAAAATAATTAAGAGATCTATCAATGGCAAGATTATAATGTGCTGGGTCTAATTCAACGTCTACCATGCCATCACCTAGCATTAGCTTACAATAATCTATAACCTTTTGTCGTTCGTTTTCGTTCTCAGTCATAACCATATTTAGCAATAAATAAAGGACTATGCCACGCTTATCACTATATCGTCCGGAAAAGGGCAACGATTTTCGTTTTTTAGATCGTGTTATAAATGAACAGTTCCAAGTTGGTGGTACTGATGTTTATCTACACAAATATCTAGGTCCTGTTAGCCCTTCAGAGGAAGATGCTACTCCTGCACAACCTATTACAACAAATGGTATACCTGAACTTGGTATTCAAGATCTGTTGTTTATGGAAAATAGGGATAGGCATTATGATCCAGATATCTATATAATTCGTGGAATTTATACATTACAAGATATTGATTTTAATCTGAGTCAATTCGGTCTCTTCCTAAATAATGATAATATAATAATTACTTTCCATTTGCGTACAAGTTTTGATGCTATTGGAAGAAAAATTATGGCGGGAGATGTTATTGAATTGCCGCATCAAAAAGATGAATATGCACTAGATGATGCTCTTGTGGCTCTTAAACGATTCTATGTGATTAGTGAAGTGTCAAGGCCAGCAACAGGTTACAGTCAAACATGGTATCCCCATTTAGTTAGAGCAAAGTGTCAACCGTTAGTAGATACCCAAGAATTTAAGGAGATATTAGACGGTGATAGTGGTGCGGGAGATGGAAGTTCCCTAAGAGATCTTTTATCAACTTATCAGAAAAATCTTGAGATTAATCAACAATTGATTGCACAAGCTCAAATTGATGCAGATAAAAGTGGGTACAAAACAGATCATTTCTATGTGATCCCTCTAGATAGTGAAGAAAAAGTCAACACAGCAGATGCTTCTGATACTGAAACAAATATTAGTGATAATAGTTTACCGCCCGATGCAAGTTATATTTTAGAAACACCCGAAAATAATTATTATGTGGGATATCTAACTGGTGATGGTGTACCACCAAATGGTTCTCCTTATGGATTTGGAATAACATTTCCGCCAGGTCCAGTAGATGGGCAATTTTTTCTTAGGACAGATTATCTTCCTAATAGACTATTTAGATATGATGGTAGACATTGGGTCAAATATGAGGATGATGTTAGAATGACACAGAGTACATTGGGAGATACACAAACAAATAATCCAGATTTAATTAGAAGAAAATTAAAGGCCAGTTTTGTTAATAATACTTCTACAAATGTAATTGCAGGTGAAACTGTTATAGAAAAACAGGCCTTAAGCAAGGCACTAAAACCAAGGGCTGATATCTAATGGATTTTTTTTACGACGGGCAGGTAAGGCGTTACCTTACACAATTTATGAATATCTTGAGCAACTTTGCCTATAAAGATGGCAAGGGTAATCTCGTGCAGGTTCCAGTGCGCTACGGTGATATGACTAGACAAGTTGCTCAAATAATCAAAAAGAATTCTGAAAATACTATTCCAAGTGCTCCTTTTATAGCCTGTTACATTAAAGATCTACAATTTGATAGAGCAAGATTACAGGATCCAACTTTTATCAGTAAGGTGCACATAAGAGAGCGTGCATTTGATGAGGATAATCAAGAGTATTTAAATGTACAAGGTAGTAATTTTACTGTAGAACGAATTATGCCTAGTCCTTGGACTATTACATTTTCTGCAGATATTTGGTCAACAAATACTGAAATGAAATTGCAAATTTGGGAACAAATTGTGGTATTT